AGAGGTAATAGAGGTAGAGCCTAGCAGTTGTAATGCCTCAGAACAGATAATTACGTCTGTATCACCACTCGCCATTCTCTATCCCAAATGTCGTGGTAGGGCTTGATTGCCCCACCTGTTCTTAAATATTAGTCACTGTCTGAGACAGCACCGATTGTGGTTCCATCTCCAATGTCCACCGTAGTGCCATCATTCGAAACGACAATGTGCATGGTTACGGTACGAGTGCCGCCCGTGGCACCGTGGATCATAATCATGTCACCAACCACAAGCGTATCTGCTAGGTCATTAAAGTAACCTGCCGCATCGATTGCCGTATGAGCATCGGTACTTTGATAAATATAGAGTGCAGGGAGGGTGCCGGCAAATGCCTGACCGCCCAGTGTTCCCCATCCTGATCTTGCAAAAGCCATGATTAACTCTCCCTACAAATAACGTCAACCAAACCGTTAGTGTCTATCACTAAGCCGTTAGCTGAAAACATTGATGTTACTAACCAAGATGTGCGGTTTGCGATATAGTTGATTTCCGTTTTGGGGTTCATACCCATTGCCAAACCAACTGATGATTTATGCCATGCAAAGCAGGTTCTATCATTTGAACCATCCTTGTTAAGACCACCCTCATCCCGGTCACCAATCATATGGATAGTGAACCCGGCAAATTGGTTGATCTCACCTCTGGCAAGCCCCTGAAGTTGAATGAAGTCGCTTGATACTGCTCTTTCATCACCCAAGAGAGATGCCATGTTATTTGCATGAATAACCATATGTCGATCTGTCATAGGTACGTTCTTGGCAGAAAGTAATTTACCTGCCTCGACAATTTTTCCTACATCCAGATCTCCCGCAGAACTGCCGCTCGTAGCCACCGTGTTGGCGACCGTAGATCCGGCAGAAGCCGCAAGCATCGCATCGAGGATCACTTGGTCCTGTCTCCGTGCTATTGATTTGCCTAGCATTTCTGCTAGTTCAGATCGCTCGTCAAAGTTGACTTTTGCTTGGTTGAATATATCCGAATACTCTGATGCCGACCAGTCCTTGAGGGTCACGGATGCTTGGCTGAAACTTGCATTTACTGCGGTTACCTCAGCTCCAGGTGTACGCTCACTAGCTTGTGCGGCGGCGAGTTTCGGAAATTTTACAACAGACGAACCGACTTCAGTTCTGGTACGAACTGTGCCGGCTAAAACGCTTTCACCCTGATATGCCTGTTTTACTTCGGCATCGAATAACGTCAGGAAAGCACTGCTTACATTAGTTGCCATAGTTATATTTTCCCTTAACTATAAAAAAATTTACTGTCTGGTTATGGGAAAAATCCCGCCAATCTTTTAAAATGGGCGGCTCTATGAGTTATCGCTTATTTCAGCATTACCACAACATCATGTTGTAACGCAAGCAAAAAGTATCCTCTAGTATCCGTTACTGAATATTGTCGTAGAATTCCTTCTCTTTTTGTGCTCTCCACACCGGGTCATCCCGCCATCTGGGGTCTGCCACATAGGACTGTAATTCTTCCTTTGTCTTGCGTTCACCTTCTAAAGATGGAATGGGTATTTCCTGCTCGCCCGATAGGTTGCGGAGTTTACGCATTAAGCGTGTTCCGTCTGCCGACCCACCCAGTTTATCAAGGAGTTCAAACTCTCCTTTGTTTATTATTCCTTTATTAATTAAACCCTCTGCCCAGGTAAAATTGGATTTTACCATTTCAACACCATTCTTACCTAAGAGCCTTCGTTGTTCGGCAACATATTCCTGTTCATCCATAACTTTCTGATTGGCACCATCAATAAACTGTTGAGCTAACCCTTGAAAGTCATCCTGAGAAAATCCGTATCGTTTTGCCATATCCATGTAGTTATTTAGCATATCATCATCTTCCGGGATATCTTCGCCCAAGAATTTAGTATCGTATTCTTTCGGGGCTTTGTGATCTCCCCGGCTAAATTTCTTTTCCAGTTCTGCGAAAGACTTGGCTAGTTTTTCCGTCTGGACACCGTTTTCAGGATCCCAGAATTTATCGGGGAGCCATTCGGGTTGCACAAACTCAACGTCATCCGGCTCATCACCCTGCGGTTCAGCATCTGCTTCAAGGTGCGGGTTTGGCTCAGTGGTTGCCTCTTCATTGCTTTCATTTTTACTTTCCTCTCCTACCAAAGCTCCCATTCCAATTTCCGGGGCAACTGCTTCAGCTTCCTGTGTTGCTTCTTCAGCCATTCTTACATCTCCTTAATCGTGTTAAAATTTCTCTGACTATTGAATTCTGACCTTCCCGTGAATACCCAAAAGATGGATCGTCTCCCGGATACCATGAGGGCTGATCAATGGTAACACTCTTTAAGTGTTCCAAAACCTTCTGACCGTCTGCTGTATTAAAAACATTTGCGTACAGAAAATCTAGTTGAGAAGGTTGTGTAAATTGAACTGTGGGTATCTCATCGTTATCCTCACTGAAGTTGATCGACCTGATTACCTTCGCCTGTTTGTCCTCCATTCATTACTCCCTGGGCTTGTGCGGCTTGTTGTGCCTGTTGCATCATCATTTCTTGTATCTGCTGACGTTCCTCTGGCGTAGTTCTAATTTCTGCCGGAATTGCCAACTGATCAGCAATATAATCCAAGAGTGTCTCTTGTTTAATTACCATCTGACCCATTGGACCCATCTGCTGAGAAATCTGCACATACTGCATAATCTCACCGAGCTTCTCCATATTTTGAGCCATTGCTATGGGGGCAACGGGTACAACTTTAATCTGTAGCCCATTGACCGAGAGAGGGAGTTCTATCATGCCCATCTCATCCATCAACTCAAGTGTTCGTCTTACCACCGGGTACATAATCTCATTGATAAGTCTACCGAATGACGAGCCAAGGTTTTGGGATAACTGTTTCATTCGTTCCGCTATTTCGGTTGCTGATCGTGCCGACATCGTATCAGGCGGTAAGCTCTCATCCATCAGAATTGCTTTGATAGACGCAATAAGATCCTGCGATGACATTTGTGAAAGTTGGGGGTCACCAGAGCGGGGAAGAGGTGTTAAGGAACTGCCCTGATTTCCCCCATTTCTAGCCACGGGTATAATCGCCCCCGGCACTAACTTAATTGAATTGGGATTGAGAACACCATCATCCATCGCAGTATAAACACCGGCAATCGAAAGTGAGGCATTCTTAAAGAAATATTCCTTGAGGGTATTAAGTGATTTAATATCATGGAGTGCGGTAAGAACTGGACCTCTTCCGTATCTCTCACCGGCGGCTGTCATGTACCTCGCTACTACCCAAGGAAAAGAATTTAGCCGTCTATAGACCAGTTCATGATTACCGGCTTTGTCTAACACATGGTAGTGATAAATTCCATCCTCTTTATCGTAGCAGGTAATTTCCATAAGCTCGACTTTTTCATTTCCCTTACCGTCATAGGCTTGCTTCATTTCCTTTGGAATTTCCGCATCTGGAAACTCCCGATCAATATTATCAAAGGGTATCATATGCTTTCGGTAGACCTTATCCACCACCCCATGTGGTCCATCTTCAAAGGCAATCAATGCCTGGGGAATAGCCGTAAATCGGATAGGTTGCAGTTCATCACCCGGCTGTATGAGCATACACCCCGTACCAATGCAAAGTTCTAAGAGAAGTTCCCCCATCGCCATGTCAAAATTAGACTGACGGAGAATATCAAACATCTTATCGGAATAGTCATCGAGGATCCGCTGTATCTCTACATGACGTTCTTTAGGTATTTCCTGACCGGGTACTAATCTGCACCACTGCCGTTGGATTGGGAAGATGCCGGCTTGCAGTCTATTGGCAAATTTTTGTGTAGAGGAAATGGCAGTCGAGTCGTAGACCCTAGACATTTTATCGTTTTTAGGGGCTGTTGTTTCGTAGTTACCATCGTACAAATTGCGGTTAGGAAGGACATAACGGTAGGCATCTTCATAAACTGATCGCCACTCATCCTTGTGCTTCATTGCCCGTTCAAATCGAGCTTTTAATTCTTCTTTGGATTGTTTCACTTTTATCTCTTAACACTTGCGTGAGATTGCATTCTTTTTTTTGCTTTGTTTAAAGACTGATCTAAAAATTTTTGCATTGTCATTTTAGGAACTTTATTAAAGGGGATCCATTTATAGGAACCATCTTTTTTTTTCACTCCAACTGCATATTTATCTGCCATATTATTCTCCTATAGGTTACAAGTAAGACTTTCGGTTCATTTTAATCTTTCCCCCCGTTTCCTTCGCTAGTTTTTTCGCTTGAGCTACTCCCGTTTTGCTGTACTTGAACTTTTTTTTCATCGTTCCCTTTTTCGTTTTGTACTGCACTTCCGGCATTGGTCATCTCCATTTTTCTGGGGTTACGGATATATTTTTTCACGACAGTCCTTTTGGATTTCGCTTTGGTCCTAACTTGTTTTGCAGTGGCATATCAGGGTTTCCCAAGAGAGGATCCTCCCTTTCCTGAGAGACTAACGCCCGCATAGAGGATCCACTTAGGATGGCTCTTTGCTTTGCCGCTGTTTTCCTTTTTTCGGAGGCTTCTTGTTGAGCAACGATTTGTTCCTGCTTTTTGACACTTTCGTTGGCATCTGCCTCGGCTTTGACGCTTTCTTGTGACTTTTTCCTGCCACCAAAGATAAAACCCATTTAAAAAATCCTCGCATATAATTGATAATTCGACCCATCATGTCCAAAATTTCTCATTTCACCTTCTTTCTTAAATACCATCATCTCAATCCACCGTATAGCGAGAAAGTTTTGCGAATTAACGTAGCACTGATATCGTCTAGCACGGAGTATTTTGGCTGTATATTCGAAAAATTTGAGGGAAGTGCGGTGCATTTTGAATTTATGCTCGTCCAGGTCAGAGGTAGGTATCAACCATGCTTCATAAACCCCCTTCCAGAAGGGAACTAAGCCAAACATAGCGTAGACTTTGCCGTCTACTAGAGCCGTAAAACTGTATCCTTCCGGCAATCTCTCAACTAATGTCTGCCTATTTTTTGCTACGAGTGGGGCATCGAGGGGTCTAAGTGGAGCACCTAGCAGATGATCGGGGTGAAATGCCACAATACGTCCACTTTTGCCGTCTAACGTGGAGATTTCTTCTATTTCTTCAGGCGAAAACATCCCAATCTACCCATGCATTCGCTTGTGTACCGAAATTTGGCGATGCTCCTCTGGTCATTGTCTTATGTTCGCCCCCACCCAACAATAAATATCCCAATGCGTCTGCAACGTGGGAGTGCATATTTTTCGATGGAACATCCTTAAATCTTTCCTGTGTACCAATAGCTACCCTCTTGAAATGATACCCACCGGCAAGGGCTTTTCGCAGTCGATAACACTCACGATGGACCATAAATCCGGGCTTACCCTCTATCAGTCTGGTCATGGGGAGTGCTCCGGCTTCTCGTCTGGTTTTGAATTCGTTGGTGGCGGTAGGTCTCGCTAGTAATCCCTGAGATCGTAAGTGGTCATAGGCGGTGGTTTCGTAGATCTGATCTCTTTGTGAACCTGCCGGGTCACCCCAAATCATAACGTCATGCCCCGGAAAGTAGGTATCCAGATCCTGCTTGAGCATAGTCACAAACCGTTCTAGCCCCATATCAAATGTTACCAGTTCTCTGAGAATATGCCACCTACCATTAGGTGCTCTCTGACCAAAGACAGCCGCCGGAGTAAGACCAAAGTCTAGTCCGATTTGTATAGGAACATTGTCAATCTTTTCCAGATCTGTGGACATGGAGTGATCGTCATACTCAGCCCAGACGGGTTTACCTTCCTGCACATAAGTGTATTTTCCTTCCGCATAACAACGGATCCAGTCTAGGTTTTTTCCTGCCAAAATTTGCTCATAATAACCACTGGGTAAATTGTCGAGGTTCTCGGCTGTGGGGTTGGTTTTCCACCATCTTCCGGCTGAGAAATTAAATCCCTGTGCCTCTGGGTTATCCTTTGGCACCTTATCCGGGTTGACCTCTATAACTCCTCCCGGTTGTTTGTAAAATGCCCACTTAAAATTTCCTTTAGGTTTTGTTTTCTCTGCATATTCATAAAGCCAAGAATCATCATCCGG